GTGGACAGACATTCTTAACAAGCGTACAAATAGGAGATACAGTTTTTAATGATACAGATACAACACAAACAACAATAACAGCTATAGATAGTGATACGCAGCTTTCAATTAAAAATGATATAATGACTACAGGAGAGGATTACAGAATAGTAGGTACTCCAAATTATACTCCTCAATATTTACAATCAAATACTAAGATATATTTCAAACAAGGTACTGATATAGTATTTCCTGTATTTGCAGAAGCAGCTCCTTTGATTGAGTTTGTAACAGGTGGTGGAGCAGATGTGTTTTGGGAACAAGTAGAAGATTTCTGGAACTTATATGACGTTAGTTGGGGAAGTACAATAAACGATATACAAGTAAATGATTCAACTGATTCTACACAAAAGATTATATATATAAGAGTAAGTCCTACAACATCTCTAGTAAGTGGAGATACAATAACAATAACAAGCTCAGTAGGAACATCACAAGTAACAACCATTACACTAGAAGCAGTATGTGAACCTAAATTCCAAGAGCTACAAGTAATCTTTTATAACAAGTTTGGAGCTTTACAGATTATGCCTTTCTATAAAAAGTCAGTAGATAGTATAAATACTAAATCTGATAATTACAAAAGAAACTTAATGGACTTCACAAACGACCCAACATACAATACTGAGAAACACCAAATAAGACAGTTTCACGTCACAGGAAAAGAAGCCATAACAATGAACACAGGATTCATACAAGAGAGTTTTAACGAGGTTATAAAACAAATGATGCTAAGCGAACAGGTGTGGGTAGATAATGGCACAGAAGTACTCCCAGTAAGTTTAAACACGTCAAGTTTACAATTTAAGAAATCAGTAAATGATAGATTGATTAATTATACAGTAGATTTCCAATATGCGTTTAATAAAATAAATGATATTAGATAATGCAGAATATTCAGCTATATATTGAAGGCAATAGAATGGATATGTTCAAAGACGAATCTGTTTCGTTAACCCAGACAATTCAAAATGTAAGAGACATAGGTAAGATATTTACAAACTTTACTAAGACCTTTTCACTACCTGCATCTAAAGACAATAATAAGATATTTAAGCATTATTACAATTATGATATAGTCAATGGATTCGATGCAAGAATAAAGAAGAACTCCACAATAGAACTTAACTATATGCCATTTGAAAAAGGCAAGATAAAACTAGAAGGAGTAGATATGAAGAACAACAAGCCATATGCTTATAGAATTACGTTCTTTGGAAACACAGTAGATTTAAAAGATTTATTAGGAGAAGACAACTTAGATGCTTTAACGTGGCTAAATAACTTTACTATAGATTATGATGCTACTGAAGTATTGTTAAGATTGCAATCAGGTTATGATAAAGTAGTTGATAGTGTTACTTACTCAGATTCTATTATAGCTCCTTTAATATCACATTCACAAAGATTGTATTATGATTCTACAACACACGTTGCAGATACTCCTAACTTAGCATATCATACTGGAGGAGGTACTCACCATCACGGAGTATTATGGTCTGATTTAAAATATGGAATAAGAGTACACTTAATTATAAAAGCAATAGAAAACGAATATGGATTAAGTTTTTCTACAGATTTTTTCAATACAACAAATGATAGGTATCACAATCTATATTTATGGATGCAAAGAAAAAAAGGGAATCTAATACAAGACGACCAAACCTTTACTTCACAAGTTACTGGCTTTGCAGCTACTCCAAGTCCTGTTTACGTATCTAGTGATATACTAGGACAAACATTAACAGTAGAAAGAAAAATTACTAATATTAGTTTAACAACGCTAATGAGTGATACTGCTGTAACGTATGATGTACTTATATTTAGAAACGGTAATTTATTTTCTTCTGTTGTTGGAATAACTGGAAACCAAACTGCTTTAGATATGATTTTTATAGGTTCTTTAGAAGATGGTAATTTAACTGTTTTTGTTAGAAGTAATAGTTCTGTGACCTTTAATACATTTACTTTAGGATTTGATGATATATCAACACCTGCAGAACCTAATGAACAAACAATATCAGCAACTAATATATCAATAGTACAAATTATACAATTCCAACCTACTCAGAATGTACCTGAAATTAAGGTTATAGATTTCCTTACAGGACTATTCCGTATGTTCAATCTAACTGCATTTACACAAGATGATGGTACTATCAAAGTAGAAACTTTAGATAACTTCTACGCATCAGGTACAAGCTATGTTATAGATGATTACGTTGATATGGAACAAAGTCAAGTTGATTTAGCTTTACCATATAAAGAAATATCATTTAGTTTTAAAAGTACTAAATCATTATTGGCATCAGTATTTAATCAAATAAACAACCGTGAATGGGGGTCTTTAAATTATGATAATAGTGAAGCACTTGACGGAGGTATATATAAGATAGAAGTACCTTTTGAACATATGCAATATGAGAGATTAACAGACGGTACAGGTGGAACTATTAAGAACGTACAGGTAGGATATATGATTGATGAAAACTTAGACCCAATAAAAGGAGAACCATTATTGTTTTATGCAATATATAATAACTCTAGTCCACAAACTATATCTTTCTTGCCAGATGCTTCTAATGAAACAGAAGTTCCTGAATCAAGTTATACAGGTTATTATATACCAAGTAATTCAGTTGCATTAGATTCTAGTACAGACGATACTGCTTTACACTTTGGATTAGAAACAAACGAATGGCAACCTAGTGGTAACTTCTCTGGTACTTTATTTGAGGATTTATATAAAACATATATACAAGATGTATTTAACACCAAAAGAAGATTAACAAAAATGAAAGCGTTTTTACCATTGAATATATTAAGAAACTATACTCTTGCAGATAGATTCATAGTAAGAAACAGAAGTTACAAAATAAATAGCATAACAACAAATTTAAAAACAGGAGAAAGCCAACTAGAATTATTAAACGAAGTATGATAAAAAATATATTAGAATTACTCCAATTAGTAAAAGGAGATACAGAGAATATAAGAATAGCACAAGGCAAGTACAAACTTCCTGAAACATTTAGGGAAACATTTAAACAAATAAAAACAGAAATAAAATGGCTCAAAAAGTAGTAATAGATATAGATGTAAAAAGTGCAGAAGCAGAAAAGCAAGTTGAAAATTTAAATAAAGATTTACAACAGACGGAGCAGGATATGACTGCAATTGATGATGCAGGAGATAAAATGACTGGTGGTCTAGTATCTGGCTTTAAAGGTGCATTAAAATCAGTTAAGAGTTTTGCTAAAAGTTTAATGACTGTAAACGGTTTATTAAAAGCTAGTTTATTTGGTGTTATTGCGTTAGCTATTACTTCAGTTGCTACAGCTCTAACTAATTCAGAAGAAGGACAAAATAAATTTGCTAAATGGCTTAATCAAATTTCAGTAGTCATTGGAAACGTAACAGACATACTTGGAAACTTTGGTAATGCTATATTGTCTGTAATTACTTTAAATTTTGATGAAGCTGCAGAATCTATAGCTAAGGTTACAGAAGGAATAAAGAACTTTGGAGAAGAAACTCGTAAAGAAATAGCTATTGCAGGAGAGTTGTCTGATATGAGAGCTAAGGCAGATAAAGCAGAAAGACAATTACAAGTAGAAAGAGCAAAGGCAGATAGAACAAGAGCAGATTTATTAGAAAAAGCAGTAAATAAAGAAAAGTTTTCAGTAGAAGAAAGAATAGCTTTTCTAGAAGAAGCAGGTAGATTAGAAGAAGAAATAACTAACAAAGAAATCCAAGCAGCTAAACTTAGATTAGAAGCAACACAATTAGAAAACTCATTATCAGAATCTACTAAAGAAGATTTAGACGAAGAAGCTAGATTGAAAGCAGAGCTTATTAATTTAGAAACTGCTAAACTTACAAAACAAAAAGAAGTAACCTCACAAACTATAGCACTTAAAGCTGAAGAAGCAGCAGCACTAAAAGCTATTGAAGATGAAGCAACATTAGCTAAAGAAGAACAGGATGTAAAAGACGATGAAAAGAAAAAGTTAAAAGAAGAACAAGACGCTCAATTAAAAATTTTAAAAGACCAAATTAGAGATGCAGAAGCAATAAGTGAAGAAGAACGAAGAGCTTTAGAAATAGAAAAGACGACTGAACATTATGATAATTTAATTAATTTAGCAACAGAACAGGGTTTAGCTATTGAAGGTTTATCTAAAGCAAAAGCAGCAGCAATAGCAAAATATTCTGAAGAAGAATCAGACCAAGAATTAAAATGGTCGGATATAACTCAAAAAGAAAAACTTAATTTAGCAAAAGATGGTTTAAATAATATGGCTACTATACTTGGTGAAGAATCGGCAGCAGGTAAAGCAGCAGCCATAGCAGCAGCCACAATTAGTACATATCAATCAGCACAAGATTCATATAAAGCATTAGCAGGTATTCCAATAATAGGGCCAGTTTTAGGTGCTGCAGCAGCAGGAGCTGCAATAGTTTCTGGTATGGCACAAGTTAAAGCAATATCATCAACAAAACTTCCGTCTTTAGCAGGTAAATCGGCACCATCGGCAGGAGGGGGGACACCATCTGCACCATCAGTACCTTCACCTCCTGCATTTAATTTAGTAGGAGCTTCAGGAACTAATCAATTAGCAGAAGCAATAGGGGGACAACAACAACAACCTGTTAAAGCGTTTGTGGTTAGTAATGATGTAACTACAGCACAAGAGTTAGATAGGAATATAGTTGATGGTGCTTCTATAGGATAAAATACAAAATATAAACTTTAAAACGATATATAATTATGAAGATAGTAGAACTTATTTTAGATGAAAATGAGGAGCTAAATGGGATTGAAGCAATAAGCATTGTTGAGAATCCTGCAATCGAAGAAGATTTCGTTGCTTTAAAAAGTGATGAGATAAAATTAGCAGAAGTCAACCAAGAAAAGAGAATCTTAATGGGAGCTTTATTAATCCCTAACAAACCTATATACAGAAGGAGTGGAGAAGATGAATATTATATATACTTCTCTAAAGATACGGTTTTAAAAGCATCCCAAATGTATTTAATGAAAGGCAACCAAAACAACTCAACTTTAGAACATCAATATTCTCTAAATGGCTTGTCTCTTGTTGAAAGTTGGATAGTAGAGGATGATGTACACGATAAATCCAGAAAGTATGATATGAGTGTTCCTGTAGGCACTTGGATGGGTACGGTTAAAGTAAACAACGAAGATGTATGGAAAGATTATGTAAAAACAGGTAAAGTTAAAGGTTTTAGTATTGAGGGATATTTCGTAGATAAAATGGAAAGACCTAAAGACAAAACTATAAATGACTTAGCAAAGATTGAAGAAGAAGAAGCACAAGAGTTATTATCAACTATTAAAGGAATCATAAAAGGTGATAAAAGAACAAAGAGTGGAAAGAAGATGATAATGGAATCATATAACGATTATCCTAATACAGTTAAGAATAATGCTATAAGAGGTTTAGAACTTAACAAAAAAGTAAACAATAAATGTGCTACGCAAGTTGGTAAGATTAGAGCGCAGCAATTAGCACAAGGAAAACCAATAAGTAAAGAAACTATAAAACGTATGTATTCTTATTTGTCAAGAGCAGAAGAATATTATAACGAATCAGATACAGAAGCGTGTGGGACTATATCTTATTTACTTTGGGGAGGTTTATCAGGCAAAAGATATGCAGCTAAAAAACTTAAAGAATTTGGAGAGCTAGAATTAGCTTCAATGGAAGTAAACGAGGATTATGCAATCATAGACGATAGATTGGCTTATTCAACAAAAGAGAAAGCTATGGAAATGGCAAACGACTTAGGATGTGATAAATATCACGAACACGAATACGAAGGTAAGATATGGTATATGCCTTGTGAAAAGCACTCTCTAAAAGCACCTTGTCAATCAGGATATGAACAGTATGGAATGAAAAGAAAAAACGGAAGATTAGTACCTAATTGTATTCCAATAAAATAACTATGGATGATACTACTTATAATGTAAGTCCACAAGGTGGAAACAGAGCTTGTCTTTGTTGGGATAAAGAAACCTATAGTATTAAGTGTTGTGATGGTTCATTACACGCACAAGGTATAGGGAGTATAAATAGAGATGTTTAAAAATGCAAAATAATTAACTAAATACGATATATTAATATGAAACCTATGGAAATGTTAAATCAAATCAAAAACGTCTTGGGTGTAGAATTATCTACAGAAGAAAAAGTAGAACTTGCTCAAGCTAAACTAGAAAATGGTACTGTTTTAGAAGCAGAATCATTTGAATCAGGAAAAGAAGTGTTTATCTTAACTGATGACGACAAAGTAGCTTTACCAATCGGAGAATACGAAATGGAACAAGATGGTAAGATACTAGTAGTTGTAGAGGACGGTATTATTTCAGAAATCAAAGACAAAGAAGAAGAAGTTGTTGAAGAAGAAGTTGTTGAAGAAGAAGAATTAAAAGAAGAAGATAAATACGCTACTAAACAAGAACTTGCAGAAATTAAATCTATGGTAGAAGAAATCAAAGAATTAATGCAAGAAGGTAAAAAAGAAGAAATGCACAGGGAAGAAGAATTGATGTCACAAAAAATGACAGAACTTGCTTGTCAAGAGGATGAAGCTCTTAAAGAAGAACTTTCAAAACCTGCTTCTGAACCTATCAAACATTCTCCTGAAGCTAAAGAGGAGTTAAACAAAGTTGTTTATTCTCAAAAGAGAAACTTAACAACTAAAGATATAGTATTTAGCAAAATAGCAAACTTTTAAAATAAAAATTAATAAAACTTAAAATTAAATTAAATTATGGCAACTACAGTTTCAATTACCTCCAGTTATTCCGGAGAATTTTCAGGAAAGTACATCTCGGCAGCTTTGTTAAGTTCACCGACATTAGAAAGAGGAAACATCGAAATTAAACCTAACGTAAAGTTTAAAGATGTTATCAAAAAAGTAGCAACAGATTCTAACGTAATCAAAGACGCTACTTGTGACTTTACTGACACAGCAACAGTAACTTTAACAGAAAGAATCCTACAACCAGAGCAATTCCAAGTAAACTTAGAGCTTTGTAAGAAAGATTTTATCTCAGATTGGGAAGCAATTTCTATGGGATATAGTTCTTTGAATGACAAATTACCTCCAAAGTTTTCTGACTTTATGATTGGTCACGTTGCAGGTCTTGTAGCAGAAAAGAATGAGCAAAACATTTGGGGTGGTGTAAATGGTAACGCAGGTGAGTTTGACGGAATCACAGTATTAGCAGCAGCAGACGGAGACGTTAACGATGCAGCTAACGGTGGTGAAACTGCTTTCAGTTCAACTAACATTATCAGTTTATTAGAAAACGTAGTAGATTCACTTCCTTCAGGAGTATATGGAAAAGAAGATTTGAAAATCTACGTTCCTACAATCGCTTGGCAATCATATATAAGACAACTAGGAGGATATGCTGCAAATGGCGTAGGAGGTTCTGGTGTTGATAATAGAGGTGGATTA